ATGAAGGACAAACACATTACAGCACATATGAAGTCTGCATTTAACTATGCAGAATGTAGTACTGCTGAGCGCCTCAAGGTAGGTTGTGTCATCGTCAAGGATGATCGCATCATATCCATAGGGTATAACGGTATGCCCAGTGGGTGGACCAACATATGCGAAGATGAGAACTTCGTTACCAAACCAGAAGTTCTACATGCAGAAGAGAACGCAATCACCAAGCTCGCAAGAAGTAACGAGTCGGGCGAGGGTTCCACTGCATTTATTACACATGTCCCTTGCCTTTCCTGTGCTAAACTGTTATACTCATCAGGTATAGTAGAGGTGTGGTATACACACCCCTATAAGAATACTGAGGGATTAGATTTCCTCAATGAATGTATGATAAAGGTGAACGCATATGCAAACGATTGAACGAACGACCCTATCAGAGCTGGTAGGTAATGAGCAGTATGCACGAAAGGTGCTTCCCTTTATACGAGGGGAGTACTTTGGTGATCGTACTGAGCGTATTGTATTTGAAGAGATACAGAAATTCGTAGAGAAATACAATGCCCTGCCTACTAAGTCAACTCTGGAGATAGAGATTGACACACGGCGGGACTTGAACGAGAATGACATCAAACGTGTGTTAGATGTGGTTAAAGAACTAAAGAACGACAAAGACGTGAACTTTGATTGGTTGGTTGATACCACTGAGAAGTTCTGCAAGGATAAGGCGGTATATAATGCGATTGTTGAAGGAATTCAAATCATTGATGGAAAAGATAAAGAACGAGGTGCAGATGCAATTCCATCTATTCTCACAGACGCCCTCGCTGTTGGTTTTGATAATAGTGTTGGTCATGATTACCTTCTGGATGCAGACGCTCGATATGAATATTACCATACAATAGAGGAGAAGATTCCATTTGATCTGGAATTCTTCAATCGTATTACCAAGGGTGGATTACCACCCAAGACACTGAACATCGCCCTTGCGGGTACAGGCGTGGGTAAATCCCTGTTCATGTGTCATATGGCAGCCAACTGTATGAACCAAGGTAAGAACGTCCTGTACATCACACTGGAAATGGCGGAAGAACGTATTGCAGAGCGGATAGATGCAAACCTCATGAACGTGTCTATGGAAGACTTGCATGATTTACCCAAGACGATGTATGACAGCAAGATCAATAAGATCATCAAGGAAACGAATGGACAGTTGGTGATCAAGGAATATCCGACTGCATCCGCACATTCCGCACACTTTCGCGGATTAATCAAGGAACTCGCAATCAAGAAGAGTTTCAAGCCAGATATCATATTCATTGACTATCTAAATATCTGTGCATCATCACGATTCAAAGGAGCCGCCAATGTCAACTCTTATATGTATATCAAATCGATTGCAGAGGAGCTTAGGGGACTTGCAGTTGAAACTAACGTCCCGATTATGTCGGCAACACAGACCACTCGATCAGGATTCAGTAATTCCGATGTGGGTCTTGAGGATACCAGTGAGTCTTTTGGTCTACCAGCTACGGCTGACCTCATGTTTGCGCTCATCTCTAATGAAGAACTTGACGCGGTAAACCAGATCGCAGTCAAACAGTTGAAGAACCGATATAATGACCCAACCACAAACAAACGATTTGTCATAGGAATTGACCGTGCAAGAATGCGCTTGTATGACCTGAATGAGAATGAGCAGAAGGGCCTATCAGATTCTAATCAGACAGAAGAGGTGGACGATTTTGAGACTCCCACGTTTGACAAGACAGAATTTGGGACAGGGTGGCAAGTATGAATAATCCTTGGTATGTGTGGGCGATGCTGGTATTTACATCGATGTTCCTAGTATGGGCAGTATGGATGAAGGCTAACGGGTATACCATAGGATGACCGCATTATGGTATAAGTGGTATATTCACCTAAGAGAAGAAGGCGGATATACTATAGGCACTGCACTTGTGGCAGGATGGTGGAATGCAAGCGTAAATGAAGCGTATTGGATGGAGGGCCCAAAGAAATGGGTTGACAATAGGCCGAAGAGGTATTATAGAGGATGAAACTAATTGATGATTATCTACCACAGGATGATGTGAACGCACTGAACAGCCTGCACATAGAGTATGCAAAGGTACACTGGATTGGTGCTAAATCAGACCCAGAGACGAATGCACTGACTAAACTGGTGCATTCAACGTACAATTACCTATCTGACCCCGCACTAGGTGCAACTGCATGGTATAACGTGCGTCCTGTTGACCCTGTGTGGCATAACGATATATTGTCCTATAACGACAAGTATCCCATCAATAATCTGCCTGAGCACACATTCATATACTACATGAGATCACCGGACAGTGGTGGACATCTAGAATTTGGTGGACCGGGTATACCTGTGGATTGGACAATGGGTGTACCAGTTGAGCCTATTCCTAATCGCCTCATATACTTCGATGCATTCATGACGCATAGAGTACAACCATACGAGGGTAATAGAGTATCAATCGGTATAGTGTGGTGGAAGATCACACCAGATCGGTACGAAGAACAGAAAATAGACCAATACAACGTATTAGAGAGGGTATGGCGATGAAGAAAATTAATGAAGACCAATACGCATTTATAACAAAGGATGGGTATGACCACCCCGCTGTGGTGATGCTAGAGGGTGAATATAAGGATGTTGCATGGGGATACACCTCAGTGGGCATCCCAAAGATAGACGAACTAAAAGACAAAGCAGCACTGAAATGGGAATTTGAGATACTGGACAATGCAGGTAGAGAATGGGATGAATTCAAGAACCAGACATTCGTAGACCTTATGGGAGATATACTGTCTGATCAGATAGAGGAGCAGCTAGAGGCAGGTACGCTGAAGTTCAATGATTGACAAAGACCATATAATCGCCAACCTAAGAGAAGTATATGACCCTGAGATCAGTATCAACGTATATGATCTAGGACTGATATATGATATAGATATAGACCAAGAAAACAAATGGGTCAAGATAACACATACATTAACAAGCGCATGGTGTGGGTTTGCAGATGAAATAGTCCAAAGTATATCAGACGCAGGGTACAAGAATCAAGAGATTAATAATGTAGAAGTAATCACCACATTTGATCCCCCATTCACTATGGACAGTGTATCAGAAGAAACTAAGATGATGATGGGCTGGTAGAATGAGTAATCCATGCTCCGACAACTGAAACGATCCAGAGAGGGTATTCGTGAAGATTCTCTATGTATAGGTACATGTACTCTGAATGAAGAGGATATATGTATAGGGTGCTGGAGACACATAGACGACATAGAATTGAGTGGAGAAGAAACAAATGAGTGAAGAATTAGAGAAAGAACTGGTATTACAGATCATGACAATGCCGGCAGATACTAACCCACAAGGAAAGATTTTCGGCGGTTTTATACTCTCCAAGATGGACCAAGCTGCGGGTATACTATGCGGTAACTATGACTATGTAACAAAAGCAGTCAATAACGTAGTATTCCATGCGCCAGTAGATATAGGGGATGTACTACAATGCTATGCAAAGATAAAGAATCGCGGTACAACATCACTCACAATCAAGGTAAATGTACATGTCAAAGATACGTATAATACACTGGTATGTGAGGGAGAGTATATCATGGTGAGGACAGATAACAAGGGAAGAGCTGTACCAAATGAGTGATGCGGAAAACCCTTCCCAAATAAACCCATAAATACCCATAATTACCCAAATATAAAAAAGGCTAGAATAAACGTAGTAAGGTGCTGTGCAGAGGGGATTAAAGTTTCCCATGTATCGGCATTTATTTTGCATTTATCTGAGAAATATTGCAGAAAAGACTTGACAATGCCTTGACGGCGTGGTATAGTATACTTGTAGATGGTTGATAAGACATAAAGGACTAACGAATGACATACGAAGAAGCACTGAAGATGGCCACTAAGAGCATGACCCCAATGGGTTACTTTCCTTGGGAGATTAAGGATGCAGCACTGAAGGTGCTGGGTGAGGAGTGTGCTGAGGAATATGAGAGGGTCTATGGAGATGAATGAACCTACCCCTGCCCGTCCTATGAATGAACAGGAATATCGTGACATGTATGCAGAGTATTGCATGGAGAGTGGCACCCGTATGACTGACAGAGGGTTTGTAGAGTTCAAGGCATGGCGTAAGAGGGTTGAGAAATTGTTTGATAATAGATCAGATTCTGCTT